ACTATCTTAGAACCACTACAAGCAATTTTACAACTAGGTTTTCTCTCTTATTGTCCTCAAGGAACCAAGATAACCATTCATAATAATTTACTATGTATTCAAGAACCGTCCTTTTCTCAATCTTTAATTCGTTGGTATCATAATGATACAAAAGATGATTTATTCTATTTATTTAATGTATGTCAAAGATTTACTTTGTATTATCAACATTTGAAAGAAATAAAAATAGAAACTACAAAAAGAAATAAGAGAGAAAATCTATATTCTCTCTTAATCCAAATGTCAAAAAGAGGATTAGATAAGTTGATTCAAACCTACTCTACAACAGATAAAATCTCTCTTTTACATACGTTGCAATTGTATAAATCACTTCTTGATATAGAACCTCAACTTGTAAATGAAACTGAAAATGAGAAAGTAGATAAATCAATGATTGAAAATAATAATAATATCAATAGAGTATTTCAGAGAATCACCACTCTATATAATGATTCAGAATATCATATGTTGCTTCATTCATTAATACTAATGCGTGAAAAAAAAGAGTATTATAGAAATTATATACATGGTATCAATGAAGTATTGAACCCTTGTTTTTCAAAAATATCTGAATGGATACATAAACATTTAATCTTCTAATTTCAAGAATGAATTAGAAACTATGGTCTTCATTTTCTCTCTTAACTCGTTCCTCAATCTTCTTAGGATGATAGATGATACTCCATCTACCTAATTTAATTTCCGGTTTATGAAAATAATAATAGATAGAATTAAATTTCTTATAGAATTGTTGTCTCCATAAAAAAGTGGTCTTGGTAAGAAATACTTTCATCATTGTTTCTGTATGATAAGAGTTAGGAAGATGTGTTCCTAATCAATTTTATAAGAATATAAACATAAACGCAGTGATATATATAAAGATAATGTTTTCACGCATCTATAAACGATATATAAGATATAAATTGAAAAATAAAGAATTAAAAGAGTTTAATAAATTTGTGCCGAATTTTACATATGGAAAAGTAATAAAAGTCTATGACGGAGATACAATTACAATGGGTGTGTATTATTTAAAACAGTATTATAAATTTTCAATACGACTGGTAGGAATTGATGCACCAGAATTGCGAACAAGTAATGAAGTAGAGAAAAAAGCAGGGTATATAGTGCGTGATACATTAGCGGATAAGATTATGGGAAAGTATATAAATATTGATATTCAAGGATATGATAAGTATGGTAGGATTCTAGGAAACATATTTTTAAATGGAGAGAATATAGGGGAATGGTTATTGAATAAAAATTTAGTTATAAAATATGATGGTGGTTCAAAATCTAATCCAGATTGGACTCACATTGTTTCTTCTTCATAGAATTGACTATAAAATTGTTGAACTTTTTTATTGATTTTAATTTTTGAAGCATCAAAGGAAGTAAGATAAAGACCATCTAAACTGCGAAGTCTTGATAATGCTACATAGGTTTGACCTTCACTAAACACAGAGTTTCCAATATCTACAATAGCGTTTTCTAGTGTAGAACCCTGAGATTTATGAATGGTAATCGCCCAAGCAAGAACAAGTGGATATTGTGTGATATAAGCACCAGGAATATTATCACTATACCAAGTATGTTGTTTAAATGTATATACATTTCCATTAGAAAGACGAACAATCGGTTTGGTTTCATTAAACGCACAAACAATACCAGTAGTTCCATTACATATTCCTTTCTCCAAATCTACATTAGCAATACACATAACTTGACTTCCGACATAAAGAATTAATTCCTTTTCAAACATAGAATTCTTTAACATATACTCTTCTTCTTTTTTAAGTTCAGTATTTGTCGGTATTTTATGATGAAGCATTTGCATTTTCATATAAAGTGAATTATCCGAACTTTGAATTTGTGGTTTGGTGTATTGAAAACTATATGTATATGAATAATTCATTTGATCTGATAATTTAGATAACTCGTATTGATTAATATCCGCAACTTTACTTTTAATAGGAGTTAATAAAATAGGTTTTATGCTTTCATTTGTCATTAATCGTTCCATTGTTTCCTTGTCAATAATTCTTTTTTTCAATCGTTTAATTGTTTTAGGTGATAATGAACCAGTTCTTACTTCATTTAAAATAGTTAAAAACTTTTTATCTTTCTGTCGAATCACGGTATCCATTAAAATTTGAGAATCAAAAGTGTTATTCCATAATGGACTCTCAAAACAATATTCCACATTTTTATTTTTATCAATAGGTGCTAATTGATAAAAATCACCACTACATATTAATTGAATTCCTCCAAAATATTCTTCATTTTTTCTTATCTTTTGAGCGATAAAATGAAGTAGTTCAAATATTTCTTTTGACATCATACTTACTTCATCAATAATAAGAAGTTGGATATTTTTCCATTGATTGAATAGATATCGGTTGCGTTTAATTCGTTCATAAACTTTCTGAGGATTAGAATAATCAATGCCAATTCCACTCCACCGATGAAGAGTTGTTGCACAACAATTTAATAAGATAGCAGCACAACCAGTCATAGCACAAACAGATACTTTAATATTATTATGACATGCGTCTTTTACTATATATTTAATAATAAAGGATTTACCACATCCACCTGGACCAGTAATAAATATATTTTCTCTCTTCTTATAAGAATTGAATATATCTTGTTGTTCTTCAGTAAATTCCATATGTTATAATTGTATATTTTAGAGAGAAAGAATCAATGTCAATTTTATATTGAATTATCAATAAAAGTCATTCGTAATGAATGATTGTTGATAAATGGTGTGTTATACAATTTTAATATTGAATTCTCTCTGTAATTTATAGATTGAATTAGTTTAAGTATAGTATTAGAACCATCATTTTGAAAAATAAACCATTGTTTATTGAATTTACTACACAATTCCATAAATTCATAGGGTTGTTGAAGAAATATAGAAGAGAGAATAAAGTATGAGAAAACAGCAACTTTCTCTCTATACATAGAAGTAGGATATTTACCTTCTATAAGGTTTAAATATTGTATTTCTAAAAAGTCCAATATATTTTTAGCTTGATAAATAGAAAAATAAGATTCCATTTTTATAGTATAGATAAAATGGATACGGAATTCTTGAAAATTATTTGTTTTTCTATACGAGTATAGAGCAACATTGATAATACGAGCCCATACTTCTGTATATGTTTCACTCAATAAAATGTGTGTATATTCATCGCTAAGATTGAATAATTGAAGTATATATTTTCTTGCAATAGTATCATTTGAATGATTTATATCCATACCATAAGAATGAAATGTTTCGTGAATAAATACTTTAAACCATTCTTCTTCTCTGAAAACAACCAATTCATTCTTCTTTCTACAAACAGTAGAGAACCCTGAATTCACATGAATAGGTTCTAATAATTGGTTCCTTTGTCTAGGAAATTGTTTTTTGAAGGGTGTTAAATAAATGAATATATCAAGTGTATTACCACATAACTTGGAGTTGCCTATGTATTCACAAATAAATAACCAGTGAATAATTTTTTTCATATATCTCTGAAAGAATGACATAGATGATTGTTTAAATGTTGTAATATATACGTTGATTCTCATAGTAGAAAGTATAAACAATGACTGAAATTGTGTTTTTGTATTATTAGTAATAAAGGTTTTAATTGTATTAGGAAAAAATACACTATTATAACCATTTGGAATTTTGAAATCATCCCTTATAAGTAGTTCTCTCTTTTCTTTTGGTTGTAGTAGTTTTGTATGATGTATGATATGATATAATTTTTTAATATTTTTCTCTCTTATCAACTCCATATATATTAGAATATATTTTATGTCATTCGGATTAGAAAAATGAAAATAATATTTTTATAATATATGAGTAATATTTTTAATTTACAGACAAATCATCCATTAATTAAGAGAGAACAAGATTTTGTCTTAGATAGAAAGCTTGTTTCCATACATTCAGAAGATCGTGATATTGTGAAATGGCCTTCTTCAAGTTGCTTTGAGATTGATTTGCCTCAGCCTCTAGAAAACGTGCAGTCTGTTCGTTTAGTGCAATGTAGTTTTCCAATTAATTATCATACATTTTCAACACATAATCAAAATACAAAGATGAGTTTTCAATTAAACCCAACAGACAAAGATGAACCTTATTATACAATATTAAAAGAAGCGTTTGATAATGGAGTATCCTATACGATTGAAATCCAAAGTGGAACATTTTGTCCGGAGGAAATCGTTCTAGAATTAGAAGGTAAAATGAATGAAGAGATTACATATTATTTACATAATAGTGGTATGGAAAAAGAAGTTTATAAATATATGAATGTATTTTATGATAAAGTTGAGAATGTTTTTTGGTTTGGAAATCCAAAAGATGAATTTATTTTTTTATTTGACAAACAAGAAGAGTATAATTTGAAATGCAATAATCTCATAATATGGTATAATTATACAAATTGGGGATTGGGTTCTAATCTTGGATTTCATAGGAAAGTTTATAAGTCTGAAAAATATGTGGATCGAAACCAGAACCCAAAACCTATATCATTCTCTTATACAGAAAAGCCTCCTCACAATATATGGTTATCACCAGTTAATGAAGAAGTACCAATACAGTATATAAAAGCAACTTTTAGTCCAAACTTAATAGGTGATAAAGTATTTTATATGGAAATGGATAAATTTAATTCTTATGATGAGATTAAGCCCTACGCACAAGCAACAAACAGCAGTTTGGGGAATGACTATAGTGCAGTAGTGAATTCAGCTTTTGCTAAAATACCAGTTTTAAATGTACCTGTTGGAAAACAAGATGATTCAAGAAATAACTTTTTACAGAATTTAAGTCATTATGATCCTCCAATTAAAAAAGTATCCAAACTTAAATTTCGTTTTCGTTATCATGATGGAAGATTAGTTGATTTTCAAAATAATCAATTTAATTTTACAATAGAGTTTAATCAAATACGAAATGAAATCTATAAGAAATATAATTTAAGAATACCAAGCACATATAATTTATAATTTCAAATAGATTAAAATTTGAAATTTTATATCGTATATTTATATAAAATGAGTTATAATAATTATAGTAAATATCTGGTATTTAAATCAAACAAATCTACACTCGCTGAGACATTTGTATGCACCACAGGGGATACTATGACTGGAAATTTAAATATGACATGCAACGATATTAAGAATGTAGGGAATTTAAACATATGTGATAATGGACAAATTACTTTAGGAAATGGAAGTGGTTTTAATTTTAATTGTAATGATATTAGTTTTGTATCTGGAATTCATTTTTGTGATGGAACTTATATAGGTGAAGGAAATAGTTTTGATATATCTACCAGTCAGCTTTTACATATTTCATCAACGGATAGTATTTTAGTGAATGGAGATACCAAATTTACAGATAATGTTATTATAGATGGTAATTTAATAACAAAGGGAGTTGTTACAAAAGTAAATACAGAAGATTTAATTATCAAAGATAATTTAATTGTGATAAATCAAACATTAGATGCAAGTAGAAATACGGATCCATCTGGTGTTTTACCAAATCCAACTGATTTTGAAAGTGGTTTTATAGTCTATCGTGGTCCTGAAATATCAGGTGGTTTAGTTCGTGTTCCGTATCAATTCTTATACGATGAGAGTTCAAATACATTTCGTGTAGGAATATCTGGAGAAATGCAACCAGTTGCAACGAGAGAAGATAATCCAATAGATAATGGTGTTGCAGTTTGGGATGCTTCAACCGTAAGATTTGTTACAGATAGAGGTTTTCTGGTTGATTCCTCTGGAAATGTAGATATATCCGGAAACTTAACTGTTGCTGGAAATACAGTATTACAGGATGTATCCGTAAATAATCTGGATGTATCTGGTGATTTAGTAGTAAATGGTTCAACAGTATTACAGGATGTATCCGTAAATAATCTGGATGTATCCGGAAACTTAACTGTTGCTGGAAATACAGTATTACAGGATGTATCCGTAAATAATC